CGGGGTTGGAGAATGTTGGTAGCGAGCCACTCCACAACCGCAGAGGTCGGGCCAGGGACATCCGGTACAGTAATAGCCCACGGGAGTAGGGACTCGGCCATCTTCTGGCGCTTCGTCCAAGCAAAGTAGTCCTCGATCTTCCTCTTCTGAAGAAGAAACTGCCCAGGATGAGCAGCATGGACGTCCTTGATAGAAGCACCAGCAGTGATCATACCAGCAATAGCATCAAACTTGTTCTGCTTCTCGGAGAAATCAGGAACCTCACCATGAGTGATGTAGTTGCCATCCTTGCACACGTAGCGAAGGACCTTGCGAGCAGACTTAGCAGTCTGATAATTGCCATGCTTCTCAGCAAGAGCATCAAGGACAGGATTAGCATCCCGAATGTCCTTCCGAGTCTTGAAGCCAACAATGGCATGCAAGTGGGGGTCACCAGTCTTATGACTCTCCAGACAGACAACTGCAAAGCTGATGTCATCAGCCCAAAGGTTGACGACACGCTCAAGCAGAGTCTCCATCGGAGTCTCATTCTGGGGCCACGTAAGGAAGAAGACCTTCCCAGCAAGACGAAAAGACATGTTGTTACGATGTGGTCATGAGAGAAGAATGACCACTCTCCACTGAAGCGTGAAGGAAACACAGTGGATTGCCTAATTAGGCCAACTTGAACATTTTCCGCGAACACCCGAATTCGGACTTCCTAATTAGAATGAGCCATATCATAATTCCGACAAATTCCACACAAAAACCAAAGGTATAAAAACAGCAAAAAACCACATAAATTCATTTGCGCATGAGCTCGTGGAAGAAACAAGAGCACCGAGGGTCATCATGTTCAGCCTCGGCAAACGCAGGAACTACAGCAACAATCGCAATTTCTCGCCAGGAGTGGGATTCTCTCGTTACCACCATGGCCGAGCTACTGGAACGCGTTACCTATCTCTGCGACGCGTACGATACCACCGAAGGGGACCATTCCGAACCGGAGGATTCTATGGATCTTCCGTGAGAAGCCCGGCTGAGAAGAAGGTCATTGACACCGCTCAGGCGAACTACACGCTTGACACTACTGCGGACATCGTGCTCATCAATGGTGTGGCCACCGGCACGGACTTCACGCAACGTATCGGTCGCAAGATCAACTGTTGCTCTGTGCAGCTTCGCGGCGCGATTCATGTGACCAATGATGGGGCTCAGAGCAATCTGGATTCGATGATGTGTCGCATCATGATTGTGGAGGACTCGCAGTCGAACGGCTCTGCTCCTGCGATCACGGACATCCTGACGGCCACGGGTGACCCGACGGCTTTCAACAACTTGAACAATCGCGAGCGTTTCAAGGTTCACTACGACAAGATGTTCACGATCCCTCCGTACAACACCAACATCGCGACGCAGAACACCAATGCGCTGCCCACGATCAACATGTACAAGAAGATCTGGATCCCTGTGATCTTTGAGGGCACTGCTGCTTCTATTGGCTCGATTGCGAGTGGATCGTTGTGGTTGGTCACTCTCTCTGACAACTCTGGTGATCAGTGGCGCCTTTCTGCCTCTGTGCGTGTGCGCTTCTACGATGCCTAATCTTTCATAGCATTCCTCCTTTATAAAGTAGCAAATATATATTTTTCCCCAACCATGGATCGCGCTTCGCGCTCCGTTCGCTTCGCTCACCCCTAGCCCGCTACGCGGGACGTTCCCTTGCAGGAACTACAGAATGAGAGCAAAAAAAGACTAAGTCTTTAGGGGTCATCGTGTGCCACGATTCCATCATTTTCGCCTAGTAATATTAAGGCTCAAATGATGGTCACTAAGAGGGTTCGACGGGATAGCGGGGCCTTTCCTAATGTCTAAGGACTAACACTAACACACCTCCCCTAAGGTCGCTTCGCTCCCCCCACTCCCTAGCCCCGCGCCCGCGCTCCCTATGTCTCACATCTTAGTGATTTTAGTTAGAACAAGTTAAACTCATCCTGCATCTCAACTACAGTAAGACGGGATATAAAGGCATCACGAGACACACTCTCCTTGTAGCAAGTCTCAGGAGAGTAGTTGGAACAAATAAGCACAGGAAGGTTGTCATTCTTGACAGTCTGACGACCCTTCTGACGAAGAGGAAACGAAGAACCGTCGAGGAAGGAGTTGAGCCAATTGAGAGTCTTGTGAGAACGAAACTCATCAAGCACACAAAGGTCATACATGCCATCCTCGTAGTCGTCGTAGAACTCCTCGTCGCGTGGGATGAGATAGACCCTCAACCGCTGCTGTAGCTGGCCAATAAGTCTCGTCTTCCCAATCGCTGGAGGTCCGAAGAGCCATAGCTGACTCTGGCGATGACGGCGGGGTTGGAGAATGTTGGTAGCGAGCCACTCCACAACCGCAGAGGTCGGGCCAGGGACATCCGGTACAGTAATAGCCCACGGGAGTAGGGACTCGGCCATCTTCTGGCGCTTCGTCCAAG